TTGATACACAAGCAAACATAGGTGACAGTTCAATTTCTGTAGTATCTACTTCGGGAATTTTAGAAGGTATGGCAATTGACCGCGGTGATGGTCAAGCCATATTTGTTTCACAAATTCAGGGTAATTCTGTTAATTTTAACGGACAATTAACATCATCTAAAGCAGGTACTACTCAAACATATTTGAACACAATTGGAACAAACATCACTCCGACTGGCACAGGCGCACAGTTTAATTTAGATCGTGTAAGCGGTGCATACGCTAACTTAACAGTAAGTAATGGCGGTTCTTCATATGTTCTTAACAGCAGATTATTAATCATTGGTTCTTTGTTAGAAGGTGTTGATAATGTCAACGATGTAATTATAAAAGTTACTGGCCTAAACAACGGGTTACTTGAAGCAGTCACCCCAGCAGGAACTGCAACAGCCGGGTCTGGCACAGTTGCTACGGGTATTTCACAAGATGCTACAACAGGCTCAGGTTTAGGTGCTACATTTAATATTTCTAAGGATTCTGGTTCTTATAGTGTTACTGTAGTAACATCTGGAACAAATTATGCAGTTAACGACACCGTTACTATTTTAGGTACTAACTTAGGCGGCGTTGACATTACTAATGATTTAGTAATGACCGTTACTTCTGTCGTGAATGGTAACATTGCTACTGCTGATATTATATCAGGTACCAGCGTTGACGGAGAAAGATCTTATGTTGGATTAACTCAGTCGTCGACAACAGGTAGCGGTGCTGGTGCGTTATTTAACGTACAAACTAGTGCAGGTGCATATGTTGTACAAATGACAGATTCTGGCGCAACATATGCATTGGGCAATGACTTAGTAATTTTAGGTAGTGCCCTAGGAGGCATCGACGGAATTAATGATTTAACAATTACTGTAACTTCTGTATCAGCATTTGGTGGCGGTATTCTAACTTACAATGCAGCAGGTACTCCGGCTTCAACTAACCATACTTTTACAGCATTAGACGTTATCAAGATCACTCCTGGTAATGGAGCATCATTTGATGTTACTAGATCTTCTGGTTCTTATACAACTGTAGCAGTTAATTTAGCTGGTGCAAACTATGCAGTTAATGATGTAATTGTAGTAGATGGTTCTACTATTGGCGGTTTAGTAACTACAAACGATGCAACAATTACTGTTACTGGTGTTGATATGTTTACTGGTGAGATTACTACTGCAACTATTTCAGGAACAGCAGTAACTGGTACATCAGTTCAATTCTGGTCAGCAGTATCACTAAGTGAAGTTACTACTGGTGCGATTGCAGACGGCACAAGCATTTCTACTATTGCTATTGCAACAATTCAAGCAACGTTCTTAACAAACCACGGTCTAGTACCTGGCATGAGTATTTTAGTTGATATTACAAGTACAGGTACTAACCACACATATGCAAAGGGTGTGTTTTACGTTGAACAAGTACCGTCGGCAACGACTATTAGGTATACTGCTAGAACAAGCGGCGTTATAGATACCGGTACAGCGTTATCTGGTTCTGTATATTCTAGACCACAATCGTTCTTTATCCACAGACCGTATGACGGTGGTGTGCAATTAGGTACTGGTGGCCCACAACACGGTAGTCAATCAGTTCGTATGAGTAAGAAGTACATTCGTTACCAATCTGGTAAGGGTGTTATGTATACAACCGGTGCATTATTTGCGCCAAGTTACAACTTACAATCGGCAACAGCATCCGGTACTGCTATTGGATCATATATTCAATTTACAACAGACGACACTGATCACGGCTTGCAAGCAGGTGGTAAAGTAATTATTTCAGGTATTGATACTGCCGGGTACAACAACGAATACACAGTAGTAAGCATTCAAACAGAACGTATCTTTACAGTTCAAGCACAATCAACATTAGGTAGTTTAACTGGTTCTATCACATCTAACGCACAAATGTCTATTCTAAACTGGCATGGCGCTGTTGTACGTGCAGGAACATTTGACGATCAAAACGGTATGTTCTGGGCATATGATGGACAACAATTATATGTTGGTCGTCGTTCAAGCACTTTCCAATTAGCAGGTGTAGCAAGTATTGCTAAAGATACAAACGTAGTAACTGGAACAAACAGCCGCTTTAGAGACCAACTTAAAGCCGGTGATAAAATTGTTATTAAAGGTATGACGCATACTGTTACTAGCGTAGCAAGCCAAACACAACTATACGTTACTCCTGACTATCGCGGAGCAAATAATTGTGTTAACGGTAAGATTTGTTTAGTTCAAGAAATTGTAATTCCACAAAGCCAGTTTAACTTAGACAAATTAGACGGTACAGGCCCAAGCGGATACAACTTAGACATCACAAAGATGCAGATGATTGGTATGCAATGGTCATGGTACGGTGCTGGTTTTATTGACTTTATGTTACGTGGTAGCGATGGTAACTATGTATTCTGTCACAGAATTCGTAACAGTAACGTAAACACAGAAGCTTACATGCGTACTGGTAACATGCCTGTACGTTATGAAGTTCAAAACGAAGTACCGAGCGGTAAACTATACAGTTCAATTACTGCATCGCAAACAACATTGCCTTTATATGATGCAAGTGGATTCCCTAATGAATCAGGTTACGTGTATGTTGATAATGAAATTATTGCGTTTACTGGTAAAACAGGAAACACATTAACTGGTTGTACTCGTGCAGCATCGTTACCGCAATTTAGCGGTGGCGCTACTAGATTATTTAAAGCAGGTGCAGCAACAACGCACGAAGTTAACACTGGCGTAATTTTAATTAGTAATACAATTACTCCAATTATTAGCCACTGGGGTTCTGCATTCTTAACAGACGGTTTGTTTAACGAAGACCGTGGTTATATCTTTAACTACGTATCTACTGGTATTCAAGCTTCTACTACAAAGCAAACAGCGTTCCTAATTCGTTTAGCACCAAGCGTTTCTAATGCACAAGTTGGCGACTTAGGTGATAAAGAACTTATTAACCGTGCGCAATTATTGTTACAAGGTATTGAAGTTACATCAGATACAGGAACAGGCGGTTTAGTTGTTGAAGGTATTTTGAATCCTCAAAACTACCCGGTTGATCCTAGTGCTATTACTTGGTCTGCATTAAACACTTCAGCAGCAGGTGGACAACCATCATTCGCTCAAGTAGCACCAGGTGGTTCTGTAAGCTGGTCTGGTGGTGCAACTACTACTACTGCAACAGCTACTACTTCTACAGCATTAACAGGCTCAGCAAGCGTGCCAAATAATGCATTGTTTACCTCGTCAAGCGGATCTAACGTAGTATACCTAACAAAAGCAAGTTGGGATGCATTAGGTGCATCGGCAGGTTTTGCAGTCGATTCTACTGAAACACGTTTCCCTAATGGTACTACTATTTCATCAGTAACTGCTAATCCTAATCCAATTGCAACAACGATTGATCTTATTACTGGTAGTGCAACAGTTCCTCCGTCGACTTTCTTTGCAAGACCAGCAAACGTAAACAGTTTATACTTTACACAAGCTAGTTGGACTGCATTAAATGGCGCAATTGGTACTGCTGTTTATAGTAGCGATTTTCCTGCAGGAACAACAGTAACTAACGTTGCTGGACCTGCGGTAGCAGCTGGCCAAAGTTATTACACAGTAACTTTCAGCAATAATACTACTGCGATCCATAACCCAATTCAGTCAAATATACCTATTACAGTATATAACATTACATCAAACGTAGTAACGTTATATTTTAATGCAACCCAAGCATATGCTCCATATGTTGTTGGCGAAACAATAACTGTAAACACAGGTGTCACAGCTATTAACGGTTCTAGAGCTGTAACAGCATGTACAACAACATATGTTCAGTTTACATTTGTAACTGCAAACGTTGGTAATACTGCTACAACTGGTAACGTTATAAATGGTACTCCTTTAAACACAGTATCTTTCTATGTAACTGGACAAGCAAATTCTGGTGCAAGCTCGTTAAACTTTACACAAGCAAGTTGGAGCGCATTACCGATTGGAACTGCGGTTGTTGGACAAACAGTTAACGACACCGGCAAGTTCAATGCAGGCACACAAATTAGTGCAATCAGTACATTGAAAACATTTAACGGTGTTAACTACTATACTGTTACATTTAACAGCACATTGTTATCAGCGATTCCAGTAAGCACAGCAGTTACATTTAACTATATTCCTTACTACACAGTTGTATTAAGTAAGAATTCAACTAGTTCAGTTGCTTACAATACAACTATACCGTTTACACCTGCAATTATTGGTACTAACACATCTTTCTTATACTTTACACAAGCAAGTTGGGAATCGTTGGTTAGCAGTTATGCGGCGGGTGTCGGTACTGTAGTTGCTGATACTGCTAAATTCCCAAGTGGAACAACTGTACAATCTGTAAGCACATTGTCGTCCTTTGGTGGAACACCTTACTATCGTGTTAACTTTACACAAAGTTCGATTACATCAGTTGCAGGCGGAAGTACTGTTACATTCCAATTTGGTCAACCGCCGTATGCGTTACCAGGCGAAACTGTATTCTCGTTCATTGCTTCTCCAGGAACTCAGTCTGCATTAGACTTGTCTAACTTGAAGGAATTGACAAATACAGCAATTGGTGGCCGCGGAACATATCCAAATGGTCCGGACGTATTAGCGATTAACGTGTATAAAACTTCTGGTTCAGCACTACCAACTAACGTTATTATTCGTTGGGGTGAAGCGCAGGCTTAATCGATTAGGTTAACTAAGTCAAACACAGTTTGTAACTTAGTTCTAATGATTTTATTTGAGAAACTGTTCCTAAGCCCTTGATGAAGGGGCTTAGGTGCATGATCAATAGTAGACCATGCCCATGCGCAATGCTCGTCACTTAGGATTGGTATAAATTCGTTTTCAATTACACACAAGTATGTGTAAAAATTAAAAACGGCATCGTTGCTAACAAACGTTTCTAGTGGGATTGTTTTTATAATGTTAGGGACAAATCCAATTTCTTCTTGAATTTCTCTTTGCAGTCCCTGCCATGGGTTTTCGTTTTGAAGATTTGTGCCGCCAACAAGACCCCAAGTTCCTTGGTGTTTGCCTCTAGCTTTTTGTAGCAATAACAGTCGTCGTGTAGATTTAGCGTAGAACAATGCTCCGCTGCATACAATCTTTTCTGTTATAGTACGATTCTCCATTTGCCTAATGGGTATACACCTTCAAACGATTTAGACCAGTAAACACCATTCCATACATACTGGACTCCACTGTATATATTAGTTTGGTAAATGAGTGTGCTAGTTTCCTGAGCAGCTTCAAAAATAACTACCCATTGACTGCCGTCCCATTCTATAATATCGTTTGCCTTGGCGTAAAAGTCATCGCCACCTGAAGATTTCCATGCATCCGGACCATCGTCGTTCATAGGATCACCGATGTCTTCTACAATTAGGAAACGATCACCGGCTACTACATTGGACATTCCGTGCCCTGGGGCAATTTTTTGAGGATCAATAATAGCGTCAAATGTACCTAAAGTTCTTCCACCATTTGAAGATCTATCACCTGGACTATCTAAGTCAGTATCTGCAGGGCGTGTGTCTGCATCCCAATTAATTTGTAATATAGTTGGATCTAGTGGGCTAATGGCAATAGTACCAACCACCTCAGATCCATTTGATTGCACTAAATGTATAGCAGAAGAACCAGCAACATATTTGCCAGGAAATTCGTTAAACACATCATACCATGAAATCGGAGTTCCTTGTCTTGTGGGAATCTCAAGTGTTATTTCTCTAGGGATAGCATCTTCACTTTCTCCTAAAACGATAGCTTGATTGTTATAAACTTCGATATTGTAATTAGATACTGTAACAATTTGTTGTGACAACACGTTATCCAATGTAGTGTCCGATCCACCTAATGGTTGTCCTAACCCGT